CTCTAAGGGGTTGGAAGAAAGAAAAAAAGGTGAGCGAGAAGGAAGAGATAGAATATTGGTCAAAGAAGTAGACCCAATGGTATCTAATGCTTTGCGTTGGAATGATCTTACAGATGCACAACGCGCAGCGTGGACGCAATATAGAACAGATTTGCTTAATGTTCCACAGCAATCTGGCTTTCCAGACAATGTGACTTGGCCCACTAAACCGGAGTAATAGATGTTAGGCTTTTCTCCATTAGCTTCTACTGCTCTTGCGGATAGTGGGGGAGTTGCATCTGTTGCATATAACTTAACGGCAGATGCTGGGAGCTTTACGCTCACAGGGCAGACTTCTAATCTAAACGTAGGTCGTAATCTTGCTGCTGCTGTTGGGTCTTTCACTCTTACAGGGCAGACTGCTGGCTTTGTTAAAGCGTTAAAAGTTGCAGGCGCGGCGGGCAGCTTTACGCTTACGGGTCAAACTGTTGGGCTTAATAAGGCTTTAAATTTAGCGGGTGATGCGGGGTCTTTTACTGCAACAGGGCAAACCGCTGACTTCGCTAAGGCTTTGAATGTAAGCGGTGGAACAGGCAGCTTTACGCTTACTGGGCAAGATGCGGCCTTTGGAAATGCTTTTGTTTTTTCAGGCGGCACAGGGTCGTTTACATTAACAGGCCAAACAGCGGGTATGGTAAAAGCCCTTAATGTTTCTGGAGGCACAGGTTCATTCACCCTCACGGGACAAGCTGTAGATTTAGACAAGGCTGTGAATATTTCTGGTGGCACAGGTTCGTTTGCGCTTACGGGCCAGACTGCCAACTTTGAAAATGCTTACTTGTTTGCAGCGGCAACTGGATCGTTTGCCCTTACTGGTAGCGCGGTAGACTTTGGAATTGGAGAGGCATTTGGAACGGGGAGCTTTGCGCTCACTGGTCAAGGCATTAATTTAAATAAGGCTGTCCGTATCTCAGCAGATGCTGGCAGCTTTACCTTGTCTGGACAAGCTGCTGTGCTTGATCCAAACTTTGGCAACAAACTTATTGCTCAAGTTGGAAGCTTTGCGGTTACTGGGCAAGCTGCACAGATAACAAAAACAATGTCTGTTGATTTGGGCGCAGGGTCTTTTGCGCTGACAGGTCAAGCGGCAAGTATTGCAGCGGGTAAGCAGCTTACAGCAAGCACGGGATCGTTTAGTTTATCTGGGCAATCGGTAGATTTTAACAAACAGCTTAATGTAAGTGGCGGCACAGGATCGTTTACGCTCACTGGTCAGAATGCAAGCTTGGCTGCTGGTGCGTTGATTGCTGCTGGTGCTGGTACGTTTACAACAAGCGGTCAAGATGTAAGCATTGCTGTTACTAGATTGCTTGAGGCTGGCGCGGGATCGTTTGGATTAACAGGCCAAGCTGTTACGATAAATCGCACAATAAAAATGACTGCTGATGTCGGGGCGTTTACCCTGACGGGCCAAGATGCTGGCGTATTTATTGGAGAGATCTTTGAGACAGGCGCGTTTAGCCTGTCGGGGCAAACTGTTGGTTTAAACAAAGCTGTAAAACTATTGGCTGGCACTGGTTCGTTTACCTTGTCAGGGCAAGATGTTATATTTGATGCGGGCGCAAAGCTTATTGCTGACGTTGGTTCGTTTGCGTCAAACGGCCAAAACGTATCTCTTAAAAAATCTATTACTGAAAGCTTTGGCGCGGGGTCGTTTACCTTAACTAGTCAAGATGCTGGCTTAGCTCAAGCTAGAAACTATAACTTTACAGCAGATCATGGTTCGTTTGCCCTGACTGGGCAAAACGTTGTCTTTATAAACGGCAAGTCCATTGTTGCGGATGTCGGAAACTTTGCCTTAACAGGACAGGGTTCTTCTCTAGTTTATATTAAGGCTATTGTTGCGGATCCCGATAGAGATTTCCCTGCTGAAGCAATAATAGATGGCTCTATCTCTGACGCTTTAATTGATACAGAGTTCAATGAAGTTATAATTCACGATGATATAGTATTTGCAAATGTTGCTTAAACTATTGTATTCAAGAAAAAAGGAATGAGGTTATGACATTTTACATAAAGCAAAATGATACCAGGCCCATCTTATCAGCCACTCTAGTTAATAGTGATGGCAGCGCCCCAGACTTAACTGGCTCTACTGTTGTGTTTAAGATGAGAAAGTATGGTGAATCTTCAACTAAAGTAGACGCATCCGCTACTGTAACTGGAGCAACAACCGGGGCTGTTCAATATACCTGGTCTGCACCTAATACTGATACCGTTGGAAGCTATGAAGCTGAGTTCCAAGTAACCTTTTCTGGTGGTGGCATACAAACATATCCCAATAATAGATATATAGACGTTGAAATTGTGGACGATATAGCATGACAAAACAAACTGTTGCCTCTGCACATAATAGAATTGATGCTGTTGAGAAACAGTTAATAGCTATGAAGACTGAGATGGATATCCAATTCAAAGATTTGTTTAATCGTGTAAAGCGGCTTGAGGCTATTATGATTGCAACAAGTGCATTCATTATTGCTTTGCTTTTGCGAATGAACATGATGAGCTAAGTCATGTTAGCTGAGTTAGCCGCAGCTAATGCAGCTTATTCTACAATCAAAAAGTTTGTGTCTAATGGCAAGGAGGTTAGTGATTTTCTCTCACCTCTTAAAAATCTTGTTGGCGCAGAAGAAGATCTAAGGGCAAGAGGCAATCGTAAGAAAGACGGTTTGTTTTCTAAGGTTATGGGCAAGTCTGCTGATGACTTTGATGAGTTCATTGCTTTGCAGCAGATACAAGAGCAACGAAAAGAATTAGAATCTATCTGCCGTTTGTATGGCAAGCCCGGCACTTGGGATTCTTTCTTAGCTTTCGAGGCGAAGATGCGCGTTCAGCGAAAGAAGGAAGCTGAGCAAAGGCAGAAGCAAATAGCTGCTACAATTAAATATATTTCTTGGGGTGTAATTGCTTCATTAAGTATTGGCGGTTTTGCTGTTTTGTATTTCTTAACTGAATTTTTGAAGGGAATGAAATGACAAAAGCTATGGATAAGATATTGGCATGGAAGATAATGCCGCGTGTTATGATGCTAGTAATGACGGTTATGTATATTCGTGTCATAGAATGGTTTATGTCGCTGCCCCAGGATGTGGTCAGCACACAGGCTACCGCGCTCACAGCAACGGTCACAGGCGCTCTAACAGGTGCTTTTGCAGTATGGGTTGGATCTGAGAAATGATTGATAAGTTAATAGCTCCAGTAACTGGTCTTTTAGACAAGTTTATTCCAGATGCTGACGAGAAAGCAAAGCTCGCGCACGAAATTGCCACGATGTCGGAACGACACGCGCAAGATTTGGCCCTCGCTCAGATACAAGTCAACGCAGCGGAGGCTGCAAGTGGAAGCACTTTTAAGGGTGGCTGGCGTCCTTTCATTGGTTGGGTCTGTGGGGTTGCTTTTGGTTGGCATTTTGTTGGTCAGCCTGTTACCCTTTTTGTCGTTGCACTAACAGGCACAGACATCCCGGCGCTGCCTGAGTTTGATATGGGAACACTGCTCACGGTGCTTGGCGGCATGTTGGGAATTGGTGGTCTGAGGACATATGAAAAACAAAAGGGGCTAACGAAATGAGAGAGATCACAGAGATCATTATTCACTGCACTGCGACTAACTCCAAGTGGATGGCAAACAATCCTGTTGAGGATGTCGTTAAAGAGATTACGCGCTGGCACGTTGAAGAACGGGGCTGGTCGGACTGTGGATACCATGCCGTTTGTCACCGCAATGGTGAGATAGGATACGCGCGGCCAATCAACAGAACTGGCGCACATTGCCGAGGTAAAAATAAAGGCACGATTGGTGTAAGCCTGGTCGGTGGGCGTGGTTCTACAGCGGATGATGCGTTCTCAGATAACTTTACGTCAGAACAAGCTGACGCCTTGCGCAATCTCATTGCAAAATACAAAAAAGAATTTCCTGGTATTGTTAAGGTTACTGGCCACAATGATTATGCAAGCAAGGCTTGCCCAGGGTTTAATGTAAAGGACCAGGGTTTAATGTAAAGGAGTGGCTCGATGAGTAAAAAACGTGGATTGTGGGATAATATTCATGCTAAACGCCGAAGAATAAAAGAAGGTTCTAAAGAAAAAATGCGCAAGCCTGGTCAACCTGGTGCGCCTACTGCAAAAGCATTGCGTGATAGTGCTAAGAAAAAAATGAGGTGATATAATGCCATACGGAAAAGGTACATACGGGTCAAAGGTCGGTCGGCCATCGAAGGCAGACAAGAAAGATCCAAAATTAAAAAAGGCAGCAATGAAAAAAATGAAGGCAAAGAAGAAAGCTTAACCGCTTGCAGCCTCTTTGCTCTTCTGGTTTATTGTTTCTGGGGTCAGTCTTTAAACATCTTCTCCAGAGGTTCACGAACTGTGGTTGTTCGTTAAGTTAGGCTGGCCTCACGATCCAGGCTAAGTTATTTCCACCCAGTTTTTGCTGGCCCCACGACCAAACGCTGGCCTTACTCGACCATCAACAAAATTTAAATCGTAAGCCTTTTGGGCCTTAGTAATCATATTAAAAGAAACACCTAGTTCGTTAGCCGCTTCACTTTTAGTGTAGCCGTTTTCTGCAAGGTGTTCGTAATGCTCTTTGCCATAACCCTTCGGGCCACCCAGCCAGTTCTTTGCTTTGGGCCAATCCACTCCATGCTTTTTAATAAGAAAGGTCAGCTGTGACGCGCTTGTGCCAAGTTTCCGCGCTCCCTCAGATCTTGAAAAACCTTTTTTCGCATGGCGTGTTAGGAATGCTTTACGTTCCTGGAATTGTTTAGCTAACAGATCTTGCCACTCTTTATCTAACATCTTTGCCACCTTCCTTTGCTTCGCGGTCTAGTAACTCAACACTCTTTTGATATGCCTTCGTGATTTCCTTAAAGTTTTTTTCTGACAATCTGTCAGTGTTTACTTTGTTCGCCTCGAGTAAACTATCCAGGCGTTCTTTGCGTTCTGCCGGGGTTGCCAGGGAACCATTCTGTTTTACGGTTGGCTTTTGATATTTGGCTATCAGCTGACAGAACAGAGTTTTAAACTCATCTTGCCCAGGCACAGGATCTTTGAACGGTGATTTATTGTGCAGCATGGTTTGCCAGGGAAGCGATTGCTCAAGGCTTTCCGCCGGCATCTCGGGCTCGGGCTCGGGTTCCAGGGGCGCAACGCTCATATTAATGCTCGGCGGCTTAGCTTCCTTAAATGCATCGGCCTCTTCCTCAGAATAAACATCACCATGCAAGCCCACTAGCTTCAGAATGACGCGATCTTTTGCGCGTTTCTCAGCCATCGCAAACGGGTAGCTGTTCTTATTATTGTATGGCGCGGCCTCACCGATTGACCATTCTGTTTTATCGCCCAGGCGTCCAACCACCATGATCGATGCAAGCTTCTTTTCCATGTCGCATTGGATTATTTCGGGCGGATCGAAAGTAATTCCCTGGTGCGCTGCAACTTTCTCCAGGGCTTTATGCAAAAGAACATAAGTTCCGTGGCAATCCCAGCCAGCTTGCCGGGATGTCATGCCAATATCTTTCAGAACCTTGCCTACATTTTCGGGTACGTTGTGTTTCATTGATTACCTTCCTTTGGTCTAATCGGTGGTTTGATATTCGGGATTGGGGTTTCATCGTATTGAATGACGCATTGCATTGGCCCCAAAAGGTTAGCCTGATATTTTTCTATAAAATCTGCGCATTCATCTGGTGAGGTAAATGCCAGCAAAACCAGCCAGGTTTTTTGTATCATTTTACCCTCATTGTTACGCCAGGGTTTCCGGGTACAACCTCAACGCCAGGAACAAACTCACCCTGATCGAGTTGCTTTTTAATTGTTGCCAGGTCTGGCTTGACCAGTGTTGTAACCAGCTGCTTAGGAACTGCGGCCTCATCTACAATCTTCACAGACCATCGAGGTTTCGTGCGGCTGATCGTTGCCAGGGGATGCTGCAACTTTTTTGTGCCTATAGCGTCCAGGAGATGACCCATGACTTGCGTTACTGCATCTTCCTTAGCTGCCATGCGTCGAGCGCGTTCAGTGTACTGTGCAGCCATTTCTTTAGAAGCCTGTTGAAAAGCTTTTGCATACATACGCTGTTGGATTAACTTGCTCATAATATCCATAGCATCGGTTTCACCGTCGAGAGTATCCAGGTATGTATCTTCATCATCCCCGCAGATCTCGCGGATGGTGTCGGCCATGCGGCGGATTTCTTCATAGTTGATTTGCAATTTTCTTTCCTTCCTCTGTAAGTGACCAAACGATTTCTAAGTTTCCGAATCTGTTTTTCCTTCTGATTTGTGTATCCTCAATCAAAAGCATTTCTTGCAATTCAGTCAACCTGGGCCTAATACTTAACACACTAAGCCCGGCACGATGGCTAATTTCCTCACCATTTGCTGGTTTCTGAAGCCAGTAAAGAGATTGTAACGCCTGTTTTCTCCTGCCGGAAATTTTCCGGGCAACCTTGTGCGCTGCCGCTCGCTCAGTATCTGGGCCATTGCGGTGGTGCATTTTTTTTATGTTAATTTTAGCCAACATATTTCTAATGCTTCCGAGCATTTTTTTCCTCCTCCTCTAAGATTACAACTGCTTTGTAACCAGTGCCGTTGCAGTGCAAGCAATCGTCGCTGGTTGTGATGCCAGTGCGCGGATCTTTATCGTTGAAATATCCCTTGCCTTTGCACGATCTGCAAAAATCGTTGGCATCGTAAATGTATTTCATTGGTAAACACCGGCGAAAAACAAACCGACAACCAGAATGCCAAACAAAGACAGGGCTCCCAGGATATCACCCCAGACGCCCAAGCTATCTTCCATGTCGCGCAGCATGGCGCGAAGTTTATCCAGGCTATTCATTTGCTGACACCGCAACCGGAAAAGTTTCTCCGATCTCCATCATGCAATCAATAGCAGCAACCTTTGCGTCTGCGATTGTTTCAAAGCTTTTTTTGCAAAGGCTTTCGTGAACGCGGCCAACAAAGATAAACCGCCCGGATGGTGCTTTGATGATTGTAGAACCTTTAAACATTTTTATCATTTCCTTCCTTGTATGGTGCTTGCCATAAAAAGTTATGCACGAGAGATCCGATAAACCAATCGGCAACCTCTCCGTTTTCATTTATTGCAGCCTTTGGAAACCAGGCCTGGCTGCAATTACCTTTGACCAGGATAGCCTTGGCAGTTTCCCGAACAACCTTAACATTCGTTTCGCCACCTGACCGACAATAAAGTTTCATTAGATCTCCCTTCTGTTGAACCAGCAATGCGCCCCGTAGGGCGCTGAACAAGATCAACTGTGCCAGCTAATGCTAACGAACTTAACCTGGGGAATGTGATCGCTCATGTTGCTGTACTCATAGATATCTTCCATGCCGTTGAAGTGGCCGTATTGGTAGGGCATACAGATCTCTTTGATCCGCTCGGCCTGGGGCATGTCAGCCTCTTTGCAGTAAACCCGAACACCGTTACACATAGAAGCCTCGAAGCTGCTAACCTTGGCCTTGAAGCCCGCCTCTTTCATCTTCGCCCGGATCTGTGCCGCTGCTTGTGCTTGAATTGATTTAGCCATGTTATTTTCTCCTATAAAAATTCTGCAAATTCTTGTTTGGCTGCGGCCATCAAGCACCGCATCTCTTCACCGCCCATGTCGTGCAACTGCCAGGCAAAAGAACTATCGTAATCGTTTTTCTCTAACCATTTGCCCAACCGCTCCATGTCGGCCTCGCTTGCCATCGACAAGGCAGTCGCGTCCTCGTTAAAGAAATGTTTTTTTGCTTCTTCTAATTGCATTAGTTTCCTCCTTGATTATCAAACAAAGGTAAGCCGAAAGTCTGTGCCTCGGCGATGTCGAAGGCCTCAGCAACCTCCGCTGCAATGATCCGCATCACAGGTTTGCTGATCCGCTTCCGCTTGCCCCAGTGATCGGCAATGTCTTTGATGCCGCCCTGGTCTAAAACTTGATTGCCCCGGATCAACTGAACGTGCCCGGTAGTAGTAACCATGTAAACATGATTGGGGTTGGCAAAGTTTTTAATGAACCGCTGCATGGTCATGCCCTCGGTTAATCCGTTGGGCAAAACCAAGAACTCAACACCGATTGCATTCATAACCTTTTTCCGCTCCATGTAGTGAGTACCACCAGACCACCGCCGCTTCCGTTTAACCCGATTGCAGTGCTTCCGAAACAAATTGAAGCATTCTTCTAAGCTCTTGCCAGCAGCAACCGCAACGGCTTGAACGCCGCAGTGGCCACCCCGAAACGCGTCTTTAGGCAATGCAAATTCCATCAATCTTCCTCCTGTAAAAAACAAATCACAACTTGTAATATAGAGATATCGTTATTACGGTCAAGAGATATCTGTAAAAAAATGTGCATAAAAAGGAAAAAAGATGCCAAAAAAACGCCAAGTACATGAAAACCTAGTGAAATTTCATTGCCGTTTACCGGCCGAAACTAAGCAACGGCTGCAAGATTATGCTGATAACCGGGATGAAACAGCAGCGAGGGTCTTAGCCGATCTTATAAATCTGCACATTCCAGACATCAATTCTAAGATTATTTTGCAGGTGCTAGATCGTGAACCTGGGGGCCAGGTAAACCTGGAAGAATGGCTAAGAAACCATGAGTAAGATCTCAGTCTATCTAAACGGCCAGCCGATCGGCAAAGGACGCCCCAGGTTTACCAGGACAGGACACACCTACACCCCGGAAAAAACCAGGCGCTACGAGCACAAGCTTGCAGCACAAGCATCCAACTGGATGATGCTCCGATCTATGGATCCAATCACCCAACCTTGCCGGGTCGCTATCCTGGCACAGTTCCAGATACCTAAATCATGGTCTAAGAAGCGCAAAGCGGCTGCTACAGCAGGGGAAGTCTATCCTGGGCTACCTGATATCGATAACGTGGCAAAGATCGCTCTGGACGCCTTAAATGGCGTTTGCTTTGAAGATGATAAACAGGTGTACGAGCTAAAGGTTTCCAAGCGGTATGGCGAACCCATGATTTTAATAGAAGTGGATTGGGATTAATGCGGCCACCCACCATCCGAAGCAAAGACCTGAGAAAGTTTAGCATCATTCCCTTCAAGGCAGTGATGGATAAAGAGCTACACGGAACCAGCGCGTTCACAGTCCTGGCGCTGCTCTGCTCTTACTGCGATGAAATAGGCAGAACATTCGTCAGCAATGCCAGGCTCGCCAAAGATCTCGGCGTATCAAGACCAGCCATCAACAGACAGCTGAAGAGACTCAAAGAGATGGGATACATCACCTACGGCAGACCTCAATACAAAGGACAAACCACACGCACCTGGAAAGTAATCTACGATGACGTTACAGACGAAGATCAAGCCAGAGCAAACCTAAACGCAGCTGAGCAAATCTCACTCGCAGAACGGGAAAGAGAACTAGAACTTACAACCTCAAAGACTGAAAATAACACCGAACAGGATCAGAAAGGTGTAACACCTGGAGGTTACACATCTAAGGACGAACATGTAACACCTGGAGGTTACACCACATGTAACGCCCAGAGGTTACACATACCAGACCATATAACAGATAGTAATAGTAGTATAATAGAAGAAGCTAGAAATAATTGTGTTATGTTTTTAAGAGTAGCTGAAGCTTACGGTACTCCGAGAGTTATCAATGATCGAGACAATGAAACTATGATTAAATGGATCAAGGACGGGCTGAAGCAGGAGGAATGGGGCAAGATACTGAAGCAGCACGTTGAGTATTGCCGATCAAAACACCGTGATATGGCCAGGGGAATCGGCTACTTTCAGATCCCGGTGAGCAAAAGCCTGGGCAAATCTGGCAATGAACAGGTCAACAATACAATCATAGGTATAGCAAAAAGGTTAAGGCGTTGATAACGCTCAATAATAAATTTAACATAATATACATTATGCGATGTAAACGTTTTAGATTGCAGTTTACCCGCATCATCCGCAAAATCGATCGCGCCAGCAGCCACCCCTTCCCCCCCGCCCCCCGCGCGTATCTGTGCATACCCCCACATAAATATTTTCTGGTTTTTTTCGCAACGGTATGCGATACCTTTATTACTCAAATAGGAAGGATTGAGATATGAAAAAGATGTATAGTGTTGTCCAGGGTCGTAAGCGCAAGGATCAGCCTGACAAGACCTATTGGCAGCGTCATGGTGTTGCGTTCAGTAGCAGCAAGGGGATCAGTGTTAAGCTAGAGAGTTTGCCATTACCTAATTCTGATGGTGAGGTTTGGTTAAGTTTGTTTGAGGACGATGGTAAGAAGGGCGGTAGCTCTGGCGGTTCTCAAGAGTTATCGCGGAATAGTTTTAACCAGGGGCCAGATGATGAGATACCATTTTAATGGCTAGAACCCGGCAAACTCCGATAGGTCGTTTTGGTGGTGTTCGTTTAGCCCAGCGGCGGATACGCACCAGCGAGACTTTGGAGCAGCACAAGGAGGCGGTTGCCCAGGAGTTAATAGCTCTGGGCACTACCTCGATCACAGAGATTATGAATTTGGATGGTACGTTGAAGGCGGAGAAGGATATTCCTGATTACGCTTTACGGGCGATTAAGAAGATCACGCCTATGCCTGATGGCCGTGTTGCGATTGAGATGCACGACAAGGTTTCTGTGTTGCGGATTTTAGCTAAGGCTGCGGGTTTCTTGGAGAGTGCTGAGAAGGAAAGTGATAAGCCTTCGATTGTTGGGATTAACATGAAGGGGCCGACTATTGAGGCGGAGGTAGTTGATGCACAGGATAGCAAGACTTGAGGTTTCCATTTCTCAGCTAGAAGATCGGATTAAAGATCTCGAGGATTCTGGTAATGGCGAAACTATAAATGCTTCATTGTTTCGCAAATATGCGGATGCCTATTACAAAAAAAACAAAGGCAATTTAGAAGATGAGCGAGATACCAAGTCTTGATTTAAATTTTGAGAACAGCCCTACTGTTTGGAAGTTTTTGCACGATGATAGTTTTGTTCGTGGATTAATGGGGCCGGTGGGTTCTGGGAAATCTTACGGTTGCGCGGCTGAGATCATGTTACGGGCTGTGAGGCAGCGGCCTAGCCCGAGGGATGGGATTAGATATTCCCGGTTTGTGATTGTTAGGAACACTTACCCGGAGCTAAGAACAACAACGATTAAGACCTGGCAAGAATTGTTTCCAGAAGATGTTTGGGGTGGGATGCGCTGGCAACCGCCTATATCGCATCATATTAAAATCCCGACCAGGGAAGATATACCTGGCATTGATTGTGAAGTTATCTTCATGGCCCTTTCTTCACCCCAGGATGTAAGGAAGTTATTATCTCTTGAGTTGACCGGGGCGTGGGTAAACGAGGCGCGTGAGTTGCCTAAAGCGGTGATTGATGGGCTGACGCACCGGGTGGGCCGTTATCCTACTAAGGCGGATGGTTCTCCGACTTGGTACGGCATTTGGATGGATACTAACCCGCCCGATAACGATCACTGGTGGCATGACCTTGCTGAGAAAAACTCGATAGGCGGCAAGTTTCCCTGGACGTTTATGCGCCAGCCTGGCGGCGTTCTCCAGGCAAAAACTGGTGAGATCCCAGAAAACCCCGAGGCCCAGGGGTTTATTTTCTCTGGTGGTAAGTGGTGGAAGGTTAATGAAGATGCAGAGAACAGCAATAATTTGCCGCCTGGTTACTATCAGCAGCTGCTTGGCGGTAAGAATGCGGATTGGATTAGGTGCTATGCGCAGGGGATGTACACGTTTGTCCAGGAAGGCAGACCTGTTTGGCCCGAGTATGACGATGAGTTGATGAGTGGTGATGTTGAGGTTGATCCATATTACCCGGTTCAGATCGGGGTGGACTTTGGTTTGACCCCGGCGGCTATTTTTGGGCAGAGAACGCAGGGGGGTTCCTGGCGTATTTTTGATGAGCTAGTTACGTTTGATATGGGCCTAGAGAGATTTGGCCAGGAAATGATTGGCCGCATTGCAGAGCGATATTCTAAGCATGAAATCCTAATCTGGGGGGATCCAGCTGGTAATAAGCGGGATGAAATCTATGAGGTTACAGCCTTCGATCACCTTCGATCGCTTGGGTTCAAGGCGCAGCCGACAGAAAGCAATGCCTTCCAGGTGCGTCGAGAGGCTGGGGCTAGTCCTATGTCCAGGTTGGTTAGTGGTAAACCTGGCCTGATGGTTGATAAGAAATGCTTGCGATTGCGCAAATCTCTTAGCGGTGGGTATTTTTTCAAGCGTCAATCCCTGGGCGCTGGGCAAGAAAGATTTAAGGATAGCCCGGTAAAGAACGATCACTCGCACTGTGGGGATGCGTTTGGGTATCTTATGCTTGGCGGCGGCGAGCAAAGAAGGTTGCGCCGGGGATCCTATGGCCAATCATTCGCAGCACAAAGTTATTCAGCTGAAACAGAATTTAATGTGTTCTGATGGGCTTAATACAGCTTCCAAACTTTCAAATCCGCACCGATGAACAGATTGTTCCGCTTACGATTAATCATGTCTTCAGCATAAAGTTTGGGCCGCATGAAAAGGAATATGCAAAGCACATTCCTGATTATAGGGATTATGTTTGGGATTATTCTGTTATGGGCTGGTCGTGGGCTGCTATCGGTCGTGGCAAAGTTATTGCAATCTTTGGAGTAAGGGATGTTTGGCCCGGCGTGGTTGAGGCTTGGTTTGTTCCAGGTGAAGGATTAGAAAAGCATGTTAGATCAACTTTGATAGGTGCGAGGGCTCTTTTGCGCGATGTGATGTCTGATAAAGATATCAGACGTATGCAAATTTTCGTAAAAGTGGATAATGACCGCGCATTTAGGTTTGCTAAGGCATTACAGTTTGAGGTAGAGTGCAAATTAAGAAAGTTTGGCCCAGAGGGGGCTGACTATTATTCAATGGCGAGGTTTGATTGATGGGTGGAATATTTTCGGGGCCAAGCAGAAGTCCAACGCCGCAACAAACAGAATCACAATTAAAGGCGGAAGAGGCTCAAGAAAGGGCTGATGAACGCGCAACCAGCCAAGAGCGTACAGAAATGCAAGGTGCGCAAAACAGAAGGCGGTTGCTTCGTCGCGGCGGAATGAGATTATTGTTTTCTCCCGTTAGGCAAGAAGGCCCAGGCACTCCAAAGACTAGAAAGTTAGGTGGAGGATCTTAACGTGGTGAAAAGTTTTTATGATCGTGGATCATCAAAGCCAAAAAAATCAGGACTTGAACAGTTTGGATCTGATATCCGTATGGGTTTAGGGCTAGAGAAGCAAACTCCCAGCTATAAAGCTCGCACTGCAATCACCATGAAGAAAAATAAAGAAAGTGAAAAAAATAAAAGAGAAAGTAAAGATGATAGAAGGCCATCAGGCCCATCTGCACAAACTCTTTTTGAACAAAAAAAGGCTGCAAAATTAGCAAAAGAACGGGCCGAAGGACAAAAAAAACGTAAGGCGTTTGAAAAGAAAATGGGTGAAAAATATGCTCGCCGCCGCCGTTTGTTGTTTAATACTGGATAGGAAGTGCCGTGGTAAAAAAAGTGCATCAAAATCCTAAAGGTGGACTGAACGCTGCCGGTCGCGCTTACTTTAAGCGCAAGACAGGAGCTAATTTAAAGCGCCCTGTTCGATCTGGCGATAACCCCCGCAGGGCGTCCTTCCTCGCTCGAATGGCGGGGAACCCTGGGCCGGATCGTGATAGCAAAGGGCGTCCAACGCGCAAGTTATTATCGCTTCGCGCCTGGGGTGCTTCATCTACCGCTGACGCTAAAAAGAAAGCGGCGTCTATAAGCAAAAGGAATAAAAATGCCTAAGCTATCAACTAAAGAAGTTATCGAGCGCGAAGCAAAAGCCCAGGCTCGAAAAGACGAATGGCGTACAATCTATGAAGATTGTTATGAATTTGCTCTGCCGCAAAGAAATTTATACAATGGATATTATGAAGGCAAAACGCCAGGTAAGGGAAAAATGCAGCGTGTGTTTGATAGCACCGCCATGTCTTCCACTAAGCGTTTCGCTAACCGTCTTCAATCTGGATTGTTTCCCGCAAATAGGAACTGGTGTAGGCTAGAGCCCGGCTCTGCTGTACCCGAACAAGACCAGGCAAGAGCCCAACAAATACTAGATGCTTATGTAGATATTATGTTTGACCAGCTACGCCAGACAAGTTTCGATCTGGCAATGGGCGAGTTTTTACTGGATCTATGTGTAGGCACAGCCGTTATGATGGTAACGCCTGGTGATGAAGTAACCCCGATCCGTTTCCTTGCGATACCGCAATACTTAGTGGCTATCGAAGAGGGCGCATATGGTATGGTTGATAACGTATATCGTAAACTGCGCATTAAAGCGGAATCAATTAAAAGAGAATTTCCAGACGCACAGATAACGGTTGAACTGCAAGAGGCGATAGATCGCCGTGGTTCTGAAGATCTCGATTTATTTGATGCTGTTATATTCGATCAAGAAACTGGTCGTTATAATTATCATGTTATTTGGCCAACTAAAGGCCAGGAGATTGTTCACCGTGAAATGTCATCTAGCCCTTTCATTGTTGCTAGGTTTAGCAAAACAGCTGGGGAAATATACGGTCGTGGGCCCCTGGTCGATGCAATCGCAGATATTAAAACTTTAAATAAAACCTTAGAACTTGTTTTAAAAAATGCGAGTTTGTCTATTTCGGGGGTTTATCTTGCAGCTGACGATGGCGTTCTTAATCCGCAAAGCATTAAAATACAGCCTGGAGCTATTATTCCTGTTGCTAGAAATGGTGGGCCGCAAGGCGCGTCTTTAGCGCCCCTACCTAAAGCCGGGGATTTCAACACAAGCCAAATTGTTATCCAGGATTTAAGAGTAAACATTAAAAAAATCTTAATGGATGATACGCTCCCGCCTGATACTATGTCTGCTCGATCAGCTACAGAAATAGCCCAGCGCCAGCGTGAGCTTGCTTCTAATCTTGGTTCAGCGTTTGGGCGCTTAATGACTGAGATTATGACACCTCTAGTTTCTCGAGTTCTGTTTGTATTAGACCGCCAGGGCTTGATTAATATGCCGCTCAAGGTAAACGGCGTTGAAGTTAAAGTTACGTCTGTATCGCCTTTGGCAGAGGCTCCTAAGATGGAAGAGGTTAATCAACTTCTTAATTTTATGCAGATCGCTAATTCTATGGGGCCAATGGGGCAAACAATTATCAATGTGCAAGAAAGCATTTCGTTTATCGCGCGTAAAATGGGTATTGATGAACGCCTATTGAACACGCCAGAAGAGCAACAAATGATGATGCAGCAAATGCAGCAAGCTATGATGGAACAGCAGCAGCCTATGCCAACTGATGAAACAGTAGCAGAGGCATTGCAATGAGTTCGCCAGACGGTTGGGAAGGAATAAGTCAAGCGTTTGTCGAGCCGCCAAAGGCGGATGACCTGGATATTCTTTATGGCCGGGTCTTTAAATCTGAGGAAGGTCAAAAGGTGTTACATCACCTGAGACAGATAACCATTGAGCAACCATCCTGGTATCCAGGAGAAGATCCAAGTCATGGGTTTGTGCGCACAGGCATGACCGAGTTGGTTCGTCTTATCGAGCGCCGGGTGGGAAGGAGTAATAATGTCTGAACAAGCTGAAACAATCGAAACGTCTGAAGAAACACCCCTGGTAAGCTTTGCTGCTCCAGAAGAGCAAACCGAAACGCAAGAGCAACCCTTTCAAATACGCCCAGAAGAGAACGCAGAAAATGAAACTGAAAGCGATGAACCTTTGGAGCGTCCTGATTTTTACCCAGAAAAGTTTTGGGATGATGATGGCCCTGATGTTGAAAACTTGGCAAAGAGTTATGCGGAACTTGAAAAAGCCTTTAAAGCGGGTAAACACAAAGCGCCAAAAGATGGCTATGAAACTTCGGATCTTGTTGATAAAGGTCTCGACCTGGAAGATCCTAGCGTTGCTGCGTTTCAAGATTGGTCTCAAAAATATGGGATTTCGCAACAGGCTTTTGAAGAGCTTGCGGGGCAAGTCTTGGAGTTTTCGCAGACCGGGCAAGAAGCTGTAGAGTATGATCGCCAACAAGAAATGAATAAACTTGGTGAGCGTGGAAAAGAAAAGATTGCGTATCTTGAACGTCATATTACTAAAGCGTCTTTAACAAATAATGAGCGAGAGGCTTTGGCCTACAGCCTTAGCAGTGCTGATGCGATTAATGCTATGACAAAATTTATCCAGGGATACACCAATGAGGGGATACCAACATCTCCTGTTGTTGCTACTCCTGAGATGAGCGAAGCAGATCTTGCCCAGGCTATTGCAGATCCTCGTTGGCAAACAGATGACGTATGGCGCACAAAAATTGAAAAACAATGGATTGCGGCGAACAGCTAGATATTGTTGCAATAAAAGTTACTTGCGTGTATATGTGCTTTAAGGGCTAACCGCTGCGCGGCCCCTTGATGTGGTAAACCACTGGTGGCGCGGCCATTACCGTGCAAGTAACCGCCCGAACACATCGGCTAACGGTAAGCGTTTTATTGTAAACTCAATAGGAGGCTTCTGCTATGGCGCAGAACATCACCGCAGCCTTTGTAACACTCTTCGATCAAGAGGTTAAACAGGCATATCAAGGCGAAGCAATTCTTCGCGGAACAATGCGCACCCGTACTGGTGTGCAAGGGAATACTGTAAAGTTTCCAAAAATCGGCAAAGGTGTTGCAACGGTTCGCGTACCGCAAACTGACGTAACTCCATTAAACGTAACCTATAGCCAGGTTACTGCCACGATGTCAGATTTTATCGCAGCTGAATACAGCGATATTTTCCATCAATCGCACGTTAATTTCAATGAGCGCACTGAATTAGTGCAAGTTGTTTCAAAGGCGATTGCTCGCCGTATGGATCAGCTTTGCATTGATGCACTTGATGCTGCCGCTGCCCCATCAACTGTTGCTACATCAGTAGGCGGTGCTGGCACGAACATGAATATTGAAAAGCTTCGTGCGGCTGCTAAGGCATTAAACCAAAAGAACGTGCCATCTGAAGGGCGGCATCTGTTGATGCACTCCTCACAGCTTGATGCGTTGCTTGGCGAAACATCTGTTACGTCGAGTGATTTCGCAACGGTCAAGGCTCTTGTTCGTGGTGAAGTATCGTCATTCATGGGATTCAATATTCTCACAATGGGTGATCGTGATGAAGGCGGCGTTCCTAAGCCATCTACTCGCACTTGCTTTGCCTGGCACAAAGATAGCATGGGTTATGCTGAAAGTATGTCTCAGAAATCAGAGGTAAACTATATTCCAGAGAAAACATCGTTCCTCGTTTCTTCGATGTTCTCAGCTGGATCAGTTGCCATTGACGATGATGGCATCGTTAAAATTAGCTGTACCGAATAAGGAGATTAGATAATGGCATTCGCATCAGCAAACTGGGCAACCGTTGGCGCTTCTAAGAGCGGCAATGCTCCTGCAATTTATAGCTATAAGTCTTCTGGAGACACTAAAGCGACGATCGCAGGATCTGGTTATTTCAACGCAGTTGAAGCTCTTATCACTACTGGTGATTGGATCTACACATACGGAAGCAATGGCGGTCAAACGCTTGTAGCAACCAATACGTCAGGCGTTATCACAACGGCTGTAATCTAAAGAAAGAGGGGGCTGCTTAGGTGGCCCCTTACATTTCCCTGGAGGATTATAATGGCAACTGGTGATAGTGACGTTTCAATATGTTCAGCAGCATTAATATCTTTAGGGGCTTCTAAAATTACATCCCTTAAAGACACAGATGATGTTTCTGTTGCTTGTAACAGTCTTTATCCATCTCTCAGGGATAGCATGTTAAGTTGTTATCATTGGTCATGGAGTATCAAAAAACGGCAGCTAACAAAAACTAATATTGCTCCTATTAATGAATGGAAAAACTCTTACCGACTTCCTAGCGATATGTTGTCTGGGGTTCTTGCTGTTTTTAACTCTTCTTCATCAAGTCAATCACCCGTCCGATATGGTTGGGAAGTGTATGGGGATGATTTATTTACAAACTTAGAAACAGTTTATATTGATTATCAAGCGTCTGTTCCTGAGTACAAAATGCCCTCATATTTTGTAAAGCTATTACAATTAGCAACGGCTGCTGAGTTGGCAATCCCAATAACCGATCAAGGATCTAAAGCGGATTATTTTAGAGCCCAAGCGTTTGGATCTCCTGGTGAGAACGGTCGGGGCGGCGAAATGCGTAAGGCAATGAACATTGATGGCCGAGGTCAAGCCACTAAAATAATCGAGGACTTTTCTTTAATTCAAGTGAGGTATTGATGCGGATTACTCAGTATCAATCAAACTTTTCTGTAGGTGAAATTGATCCTCTTTTGCGAGGTCGCACTGATCTTCAGCAATATCAAAATAGTTTGCAAGAAGCTACAAATGTCGTTGTGCAACCGCAGGGCGGGATTAGCCGCCGGGATGGGTTAGAATTTCTTTTTGATTTTGGCACAACCTTTACTGATTTTAAACTTATTCCCTTCGAGTTCAGCGTCAATGATAGTTATCTATTGGTTTTTGTTGTCGGTCGTATTTATGTTTTTAAGAATAATGTGCGTCAATACATCGGCACTATTGGATATATTACTGCGTCTGACATTACGGCAGCAATGATAGATGCGCTTGAATATACGCAAGCTGTAGACACCTTAATTCTTTGCCATGAGGATTTACAAACAAAACGCCTTGTGCGCAATTCTGACACATCTTGGACGCTCGAAAACCTACCTATTACAAACGCCCCTAAATATGCTTATGCGTTAGATGAGCATTCACCTAATTTTACAATCACCCCCAGCGCAACAAGTGGCAATATAACTATTACTGCGTCAAGCGTAACAACTGATAACGGAACGGCTCAAGCGGGTGGTGCAAGTACAATTACTTTAAAATCTAGTTCATCTTATACATCTGATGATGATCCGAATGGCATGTGGGTAACGCTGACATCTGGAACGGGCTCGGGCCAGGAAAGATATATTGCAGATTATGTTGCATCAACAAAGGTCGCAACGGTGTATCCTGCCTGGACAACACAGCCAGATAGCTCAACTGGTTATAAAGTTGCAGCGTTTGCAGCGTCTGCTGTTGATAACTTTGCTCAAGTTGAAAACACTTTTGGCCGTGTAAAGTATATTGAATATGTAAGCGATACTGTAATGAATGCCGTTGTCGAGGTTCCGTTCTTTGATACAAGCGGCGTTGTTGCTGGTAATTGGATTGCTGAATTTGGTTATGAGGATGTTTGGTCGAATACTAGGGGTTGGCCCAGATCCGCTACTTTCCATGAAGGACGTTTATATTTCGGTGGCTCTAAGTCCAGGCCAAACACGGTCTGGGGTTCGCGTGTAATTGATTACTTTAATTTTGATTCTCATACCGGGCTTGATGATGAAGCTGTCGAAACAACAATTAACACAAACCAATTAAATGCTATTGTAAATATTGTGTCTGGTGCGGATATGCGCATCTTTTCAACTGGCGGTGAATTTATTGTTGTTCAATCTGATGACAATCCAATTACACCAAATAACTTTTTAGTGCGGCCACAAACCCGGTTGGGATCAAAGGCTGGCCTTCCGATCGAAGATTTAAATGGCGCAACTATCTTTGTGCAACGGCAAGGCAAAGCCATTAATGCTTTTCAGTTCGGTAGTGAAACTCGTTCTTATCAAGTGCAAAACATTTCTTTGCTATCATCTCACTTGTTAAATACTCCAGTTGATATTGCTGTAAGAAGATCATCATCAACAGATGAGGCTGATCGTTTGTTTGTTGTTAATGGCGGCGATGGATCTATGGCGGTGTATTCTATCCTTACTGGACAGAATGTTATTGCGCCTAGTAAATTCACAACTGATGGCGAATTTATAGCTGTAGCGGTAGAATTAACAGATGTTTATGCAATCGTTAAGCGAACAGTAAATTCAACAAATGTTTATTACTTAGAACTGTTTAACTCTAGTTTAACATTAGATAGTGGCGTAAGCGGCGGAGCAATAACAAATGTTCAACTGCCTCATTTGCGAGGTGAAGCGGTAAACGTAATTAGAGATAATATTTCCCAAAGCACACAAACCGTTAGTTTCGGCGTAGAGCAAATAGTTTTTCAAGTTGAAAATGACAGCGTATCAGGAACAGGGTTTCCATCTGCATTAAATTTAAGGGCAACCTTTACTGGAACTAATTCGGCTGATGCTGCTTTAGTTGAGATAGTTAATTTTAACGATACAAATACAACCTCCTGGACTACAGGCGGAAGCTTTAAAACTGTTAGTTCAATAGCAATAAGCAATACAAGTGGAGCGCCCACAGCGGTAACTGGCTTTACTATAAACATTGGCATATCTGGCGATAATGATGCGATATTTGTAAATACGATAAATGTGGCCATTGGCGCGACTGTTGATTTAAATGGGATTGCTGTGCAAGACGGTGTTGCTGCTTTCGGAAGTGTAACCTTAGACCCACCAGCAACATCAAGTCATCAGGTTGGATTAAACTATTCTGTTCAAGCCAAAACAATGCCAGCCGAGCCGACACTGCAATCGGGTTCCCTTCATGGCATGAAAAAAAGAATTGTCCAGGTTGATGCTCTTGTGAACAAAACTAAAAATATGAACATTAACGGCAAGTCGATTGCTTTTAATACTGAAGCTAGAACTCCTGGAACTGTTAATTATACAGTTACCGTTGTAAGTGATAGCGGCAACAAATATGCAATAGCTGGCATTTCTGGATCTGCCCCTGCTTTAAGTTTTTCTCGTGGAAACACTTATGTTTTTGATCTTTCGGATTCATCAAACTCTGGTCATCCGTTGGCATTTAGAACCAGCGCAGATGCATCTTATACAACTGGTGTAACCACAACAGGAACAGCTGGGCAAGCTGGAGCTAAGGTTACTATAGTGGTGGCAAGTGATGCGCCAGATAGTCTAAAATATTACTGCACAGTTCATGGCAATTCGATGGGCAACACAATTTCAGTTATTACTGAAAGCGACCCGGTTGCCGAATATACGGGATTAAAAACCGCGCATGGTTTGCTGGGATATGCTAACACTGGACAAATAACATTAACACAGACAGATCCTTTACCCATGACGGTTTTAGGTTTGGAATATAAATTAAGCTCGGGGTCTTAATATGGCGCAATTCGCAGCACCTTTAATGATAGCAGCATCAGCGTTAAGTGCTTATGGACAAATAAAAACTGGTGAAGCTAAACAGAAAATGTATAACGCGCAAGCTGCTCAAGCTGAGATGAAGGGCCGCTCGGAAGCTATTGCGTATAAACAGCAGGGCGCTGATGTTCTTCGTAACCTCAATGAAAATTTATCTGCAATCATTGCAAGATCTGCTGTTGGTGGTGATCCTACATCTGGGTCTGCTGCTGTTATTCAACAGTTTGCCATGTCTGAGGGTATTCGTGAAAAGAATATAGCGGCTGATAATGCGCTGCTTGCAGAAGGCCAGGCAGCAACGCAATCTCATCAATATAGACTTGCTGGTGATAATGCTCGCCGCTCGTCAATATATAGTGCAATCGGCACGCTTGGCACGGCGGCTTATGGATATGGACAATTGTAAATGGCTAGGATCCCAAGATATCAAAGATTAGGTGTTAGAACTAGGCAACCTCAAAACATAGACTTTGCTGGCTTTAGGGAAGAAGCTAATGCGGCTCAAAGTCTTTCCAGGTCTTTTGACCAAATGTCAGGTTTTTTATCAAAGACAGCTGCCAAAGAGGCCGAGCGGAGCGGGATCGAGCGCGTGCGAACTGAAGGTGCGCAGCCAATTCTTGAAGCTATAAGAGATCAAGGTGGCCCAAGAGGCATAGAGGAAACGGCTGCTTATGAAGCGGCCAATCAAATTGCTATTGCAGAAGTTCAAAGCGAGGCACAGCTAGAGATTACTAAAATCCTAGATAATGCTCAAATAAACAAAACGTCTTTTTCGGCGGTTCAAAGCCAGCTAAAAGATGTTAGCGATGGTTTCCCGGCGGCGTTATCGGATATTGATCCAGTGTCTGCTGGTGTATTGCGAGCCCGGTTAGAAGAAACTGCTGGCAAAGCAGAGATGCGTTACTCAAAGTTTTACGCAGATGAGCAATTAAAAAATCGTAAGATTAAACAAAATTTAGTAAGCGCAAATTCAGCTGAGTCTATTATAGGAAACGCCATTATTCCGGATTACACGATTAATGAGATAAATAAGGACATTGACGAAGCGGTAGAAACCTTGCGGGGTTTGGGAACAAAGCCAGAGCTTATAGAAACCTGGGTTAAGAATACCAGAAACAAAGCTATAAAACAAAAAATTATTTTTAATTTTCATCAAGCGCCTCTTCACGAACAAGCTGGATATATTGATAGCCTTCTTGAAGGTAAAGAAACTTTGCCTGGTATGGACTTTGAGTCGACTATTAGAATGGTAAATGGTTCATTGCGGCCAGAGTACAATAGAAACCTGGCTGTTGTAGAAGCGCAATCTGATTTAGTTGTTGATAAATCTGAAGACCAAATAGATATTCTGGAAAACGGTGGCAGCTTATCTGAAGAGGTTTTAGCAAGCATGTCATCTAGTGCTTCAGAGGTTGCTCGCTTTGATGGCGGTGCAGCAAAAAAAGCAGTTAATAATTTAGTACAGACAGATCAGTTTTATTCTACACTGCGCAATTTACCATTAAGCGGTGTAGAACAGCGGGTGCTTGAATTACAGTCTGGCATTGAAGGTGTTGGGAGCAAAGGCAGGGATACGGCGGCAGAGCAGTTAAATTACGAAAGAGCAACAAAATTCCTCGATAATATGAAAAAGGGTATAGAAGAGGATCCTATGGGATATGCCGAGCGCGTGGGGTTGATTACACGCAGTCCTATACTGACCATAGATGAAAACAAACGTGTGGAAATAGATGAACAAGCTTTAGAAACAAGAGTTCTCGATGCTAAAAGAGTAGCTAGTGAATACGGACTGCCAGTGCCTAGCTTGCTATTTGCCAATGAAGCGCGAGAAGTTGCTTTGATGCTAGACGTTGTTGATGGAAACGCAAAGCTTGATATCCTGGGGGCGCTCTCAAGTTTTGATGCAGCGGCTGGCCAGGTGCTTACACAAGTTGCTGAGTACAGCCCAGAACTAGCAATGATTGGCGCTTTGGTTAATCAGGGATCAACCGAGGCAGCGCGTATAGCTGTAGCTGGTTTAGATAGATTAAAAACTGGTGAAAAGATTGTTGAGTTTACACCAACCAATACTGAGCCTGTTGTTCAAAGTTTATTTAAAAGAGCCATAACATCATCACCTAAAATGTCGCAAGCCATTCAAGGTGTTGCTAAGGCAATCTATGCGGAAACTTCTGTCGCTAGTGGCAAACCTGGTTTTCAAGAAGATCTTTATACAGAGGCGCTGCAAATGGCAGCTGGGCAAACAACCAAAAAAGGCGTGGTGCGCGGTGGTATCCAGGAAATTAGAGGTGTTCAGACGTTTATTGATCCAGCACTTACTGCCGATCAAACTGAAAAAATGCTTAATGAATTAACCCCGGCTCTTGTTGCGAGCGTTACCGGGCAAACTATGACTGATGCCTTAGTTGAGCAAATAAAAGAAAATGATGAATATCATCTGCGCAATGTGGGAGGTGATAAGTATGCAATTTTCTATGGTACGACAGGTGAGGTTTCTATTGCCGATAAAGAAGGAACTCCAATTGTTCTAAGCATGAAAGCGTTTAGAGATGCTGTTGCTGTAGGTTTGCCAAAGCCTAAAATCTATATGGGTGCGCGAAACTCGACTACCGGCCCAGGAATATATGGAATGTATAGAAGCTCGCGGATTGATAGAGACGCCCCATTTGACCCGGCGTCGTATGGAATACCATCAGATAGCCCCTTTACTCCTGAGGCCGATCTCCCACCAGTTGAGCTAGGCAAAGATCAACAATTCTTAACTGACCGAATGCAGACTTCCGGCGGCGTTGCGCTTGAGAAATTCAGCAGAATGGAATTAAGAGAAAACATGCAGCAAATCGCTAAAGAAGCCGGTGCGAGCAGAAAGAGCAAAAGAGATAATGCATTAATTACTAAGTATATTAATCAAATCTTAGTGCCTGATGTGAATGATGCTGAACTTGCTGTAATCGGAGACTACATTCAATATTTAAACAATCCTTCAAATAAGATAATTAAATATGCGGATTGGAAGAAAACCCAATGATCCAATTTGATCGATCAGATGCTTATGACTTTCCCGGAGTAAGATTTATATCTGAGCCAGTTACTGGCTATGCAGAAAACTTTTTTGCAGCCAGGGAAAACTTGCGTCTTAACGATCAATCTCAAAGCAGACAAAAGATCCTGGGCGATTTATGGACGCCAATTTATGAGGATATGGTTGAGCTATTTCCGGGCGAGGGTTTTGCCGGGAATGATTTTAAAAATCCAGGAGATTATCTTAGCGTAGGGTTAGGGATGTATAGCGCATCTGGAACCCCGGAAGACCGTTATAATTTTGAAGCAAACCTTATGCTTGAATTTATGCGCAAAAACCAGGAAAGCTTGCCCGATCACCTTAAAGGTATAACGCTCGAAAGCCTGGAGCAAACCGCAAGAGAACGCGCCCAGGCGGCTAGAAAGACAGCTGAAGAGATAGGTTCCCGGTCAGAAACTTTTAGCGGCACGTTGGGATCTTTTACGGGCGGTGTAGTTGGTCTTTCGGATGATCCAGTAAATGCCATTGCCGGGCTTGGGTTCTTATCTAAAGCTAAAACTTTATGGCGCTTGGCTTTTACTGAGGCAGTTATTGGCGCTGGCGCGGGAGCCGTTGCAGAGGCTGGCGTTAAAGAATGGTATGATGAGCTCGGTTATGACTACGGTTATCAGGACTTTATTCGTAACGTATCTTTTAACGCAGCTGGTAGTGCAGCTTTTGGCGTTGGTATTAAGCTAACAGCTGATGGCGTTAGAGCCGGGTGGAACGCTCTAAGCAAATCCGGGCAAGCAAACAAGAACAGTCAGAACCTGGCGGATGCTGCACAAGCGGCGGAAGATCTCGAGGCAGATAACCCGCTATCAGATGCAGATATGCCCCCCGCTCAGGCAGAGCATGGTAACAGGGCAATCGAGGGCGAGGCAGGGGTAGAGAACAACAAAGCTCCAGCTATGTCTGAGCGCCCATTTATTGAGCCAAGTCCTGAGATAGTGCGAGCGGCTGCTGACAATCTTAATGGCGTAATGTTTTCTGTAAACGCTCGAGATATAAACATCGACGCCAAACGCTTTCAGTTTAAAGAAGGCGGGGATGAATACGGCGTTACTGAACGGCTCCAGGGAATAACTGAATGGGATCCTATTAAAGCTGGCACAGTTATTTTCTGGGAAGATAGTGCTGGTAAAATGTTTGTTGCGGATGGCCATCAGCGTGTTGGCCTGGCGCGGCGGATCCAGGCGCAAAAGCCTGACCAGGATATTGAGATTATTGGCTACAAGTTGCGCGAGACAGATGGCGTAAGCGCAGAGAAGGCGCGTGTAATAGCCGCAATGGCAAATATTGCCCAGGGTACGGGAACGGTGATTGACGCAGCCAAGGTGCTTCGATTGGAGCCTGGGCGCATATCTGAACTTCCCCCCCAGTCTGTCCTGGTAAGACAAGCCAGGGAACTGGTTAATTTAAGCAACCAGGCATTCGGTGCTATCGTAAATGAGGTTATCCCGGCAAACTATGGGGCTATTGTCGGGCGGCTGATCGATGATCCTGGTCTGCAAGACGCAGCGATTGCTGTGTTAGCAAAGTCAGACCCATCAAATATATTCCAGGCGGAAGCTATTGTTCGCCAGGTTAAAGAAATGGATGTTGTCCAGGAAGAGCAAGTTTCTTTATTCGGCGAAGAAATGATAACTCAAAGCTTGTTTACTGAGCGAGCTAAGGTTTTAGATCGTGCGACTAAAATATTGCGCGGTGATAAAAAAGCGTTTGAAAATTTAAATAAAAACGCTGAACGTATAGAAGCAGAAGGCAATAAGCTTGCCTCAGAACAAAACCAGAGAAGGGCAGACCAAGATGGCCAAGCGATCGCGCTCGTCCAGGCGCTTGCGAACAGAAAAGGCGTCCTCAGTGATGACCTCTCAGCGTCAGCAAGAACAGCCAGGGAAACAGGAAACTATGCAGACGCAGCCAGAGGGTTCGCCGATGCTGTCAGAAGAGGAATTGAACGAGGCGATTTTGATGGGGCGGGAATTGGCGATGTTGGACGCTCTGTCTATGCTGCGCCGCAAAGCCGCTCTGATGCGATCGAAACCGAGCCAACCCTAGACGGATTCGATCAGCCTACCGGGCCAGCTGCCGAAGCCCAAACCAATCAAATGGTTTTGGATACTTACAGAGAGCTAGACGAAGCAGAGCCCAAAATACCACAAGTTCTTAAACCTGGTGACATCGAACCCGATTGGAGCCCTTACATGTCGCTCCAGGAAGGTGACACACTTATTCCTGTTAATAAGATTAGGCCGGTAAAAGTACGCCCGGAAGGTGTTAAGAACGCTGTGCCGTTTATGCAGCAAGCTGCTCGGGGCGAAATTGATAAGCGCCCGGCGATCTTAGTTAAAGAAAATGAAGATGGTTCATATTCTGTGCGTGATGGCAATTCAACATATGCGATTGCAGCACAAGCTGGTTGGCCAGAGATGCCGGTTAAAATTGTAAATGACCAGGAATATGCAACTGAGCAAGCTCGTAAAGCTGTTGATCGTATTTTTAAACAAGACACTCTTGGAAAAAACAAACGGCGGTTTGTCGTTGCAAAAGATTTAGAAGGGCGAGAACTTAAAGTTATTGAAAATCGTCTTCGCGATCGGCAACCTCGAGATGTAGATGCATATATGGCGATGGCTACTAAAAACCATGATGATTTAAATGCGACAGCTGAGGCTGCTGCTAAAGAATTGGGAATGGATTTTAAACGAGCGCCGGTTAAACTGCTTGAAAAAATTAATAAGAAACTTGCGGGAAAAGGCCGAGCCGGTCAGATCCATACTATCGGCGATGCGGCACGGACAGGGATTACCGCTCGCACGATCGAGGAAAGTGATGCGTTTGTTGCCGCTCTTGCAAAGAAGTTTCACATTATAGATGAGGGTTGGATCATTACCCCAGCCGGGTATTTCGATAGAAAATTAATTGTTGTGTTTGATGATGGTGGCCTGGGGGAAATTCAAATTTGGCCCTTTGGTATGTTGGATGTAAAACAAAACCCAACAAAATTTGATAAATCTGGACATGATTATTACGATATTGCCAATGACCCTAAATCATCCCTGGATGTAGTGGCAGATGCAAACTCAAAAATGGTCGAGCTTTATGGACTAGTTCAATCTGAACTAGATCCTTCTTTTGCTCGAAAGCTTGGCTTTAATGCGCCTAGTGTTGAAAGCATTGGATCAACAGCATCTGTTGAAAGCTCAATGGTTCGCTCGTTAGAGAGCGTTGCTCTTGCTAGATCCGCGGATCCCGTCCAGCCTAGATCTGGCCCTGACCAGGTTACAGCCTTAGATCCTTCTATGGCTACAATATCACCGTCTGCATCTCTGAAAAATCGCAATGTTCCCTCCTATGAATTAACAGAAGCCGGGGATCAACTATTAATCCCTGGTGTTGAACCTATCACAACACAGCAACTTATGCGAGCCGCAAGTGATGAACCTATGCGCGGCGGCGAAGCTGCAATGCCAGAAGGTGGGCTATTTGATGATGATGCCCTCTCACAAATAGATATAAGCGATATCACAGCTGGGATCAAGCCCGAGGACTTTGATATGGAAATCCCGGTGGATATGCGCGTAGAGGGTGATGTTGTTGTTGCTGAAGTAAAAACATTGCGTGACATCAAAGACGTTATCGAAGCCGAGGATGCAATGATTAATCGCCTGGGGGTATGTGGATTATGAGTTTTAGAAAATGTGTCGAGGATGGTGTTGCTGCTAAAGAAATTAAACAAGAACAGGCAGACGAATATCTGAACCTATTCGATGATCTGGTGGAGCAATACAACAAGCAGTTAGGCCCAGGCCCGGCGCAAACAAAGGCGGGTATTGATGCAGCCGAGGCGGTGCGCAAGAAAGCAATCGAGCGCAAACGCCGCACTATGCTCCAGGCAATGACATGGAAAAAGATTTCCCTGGATATGGAAAACTACAAAACCATAACCGGCCAGAAAGATCCTGGCCGCGCAGCCCTGGCATTCTTCGAGCAAGACGCAACCTCTAAGCATCTTAGCATTGTGCAGTTACAAGCAGCGATCGAGCGCAGCGCAACGAGAAAGATGGATAAGTTCTTAGCAACCTTTCGCCGGGATGTATTGGGCAGAACCAGAAACAAAGCTCAAATGAATAATCTTCTCAGGGAAATATTTGATGAAGATACCGGGGATGCTGCCGCTCGAGAGCTTTCCCAGGGTTGGAAAGAAGCATCAGAATATTTGCGTAAAAGATTTAATTCAGCTGGTGGCGCTATTCCTAATCGTAAAGATTGGGGCTTACCTCAAACGCATAGCACTTTAAAAGTTAGGGAAGCTTCTGAGCGGGAATGGATTGATTTCATAGCACCCAGGTTAAACCTGGATAAAATGGTGGATCAACAAACGGGTCTTAAATTCTCTGCTGAAAAATTAGAATTTGCTTTAAAAGACGTTTACGAAACTATTCGTACCGATGGAATGAGTAAAGTTAAGCCAAGCGGTCGTGGATCTAGCAAAGCCCTGGCAAATCAAAACACAGATCATCGTTTTTTAGTATTTAAAAATGCTAATGCCTGGATGGAATACCAGGATAAATTTGGCGGCGATAATCCGTTTGATATTATGATGGGCCACATTAGCAATATGTCCAGGGATATTGCGTTTATGGAGCGCCTGGGGCCAAACCCTATGGCCACAAAAGAGTTTATAAAGCAAACAATCCGCAAGCAAGCTGCTGGGGATTCTAAGGCTGAGGATCGTGTTGCTCGGCAATCCGAAAAAATAGATGAGCTATATAATATTTTAAACGGCACAAGTAACCAGCCAATTGATAGAAAGTGGGCAGCAACTTTTGCTGGAACCAGGCAGCTATTGCAATCGGCGCAGCTTGGTGCGGCTGCAATCTCGGCTCTTACAGATGTAAACTTTAACCGCATTGCCCGGCAAATGAATGGCTTGCCGCAAACCAAAACCTTAATGCAGTATCTCAAGCTTGTGAGCCCTCTCGGCGCAGAAGAAAAGGGGCGGCTGGCTGTGCGCCTGGGCCTAACAGCTGAAGGTTGGTCAACCCTGGCGGCTGCGCAAATGCGCTACACCGGGGATATATCTGGCCCGGAAGTTACCAGGCGGATTGCTGACTTTGTAATGAGGGCTTCACTTCTTTCCCCCTGGACGCAAGCCGGGCGCTGGGCTTTTGGCATGGAGTTCCTGGGCAAGCTTGCAGATGATGCGGGTAAATCCTTTAAAGAGCTAGATCCTGTTTTCCGCAAGGCGCTTGATCGCTATAACCTGGGCGGTGAGTATTGGGATATAATCAGGCAAACAGAGCTATACGATTATAAAGGTGCTAAGTTTCTTAGGGCAGAAGATATTGAGTTCCGCACTGATATAGATCCGCGCTTGGCAAGAGATCTTGCAACCAGGGTTATGGCAATGGTTGAGACAGAAACAAACTTTGCGGTTCCCTCAACGTCTATTCGTGGCCGCTCTGCGCTAACTGGTGATGTAAAGCCTGGCACACTCGTCGGTGAACTTGCTCGATCGTTTGCTATGTATAAGAATTTCGGCGTTACCCTGGTCAACACGCACATTATGCGGGGCGCTGCTACGCCAGGCGTTAAAGGTAAGGGGCGTTACTTTGCGGATCTACTCATAAGCACTACGATTATGGGGGCGCTGGCGATACAATTAAAAGAAATGTCAAAGGGGCGTGACCCTCGCTCGATGGAAGATCCTGAGTTCTGGGGTGCGGCGTTTCTCCAGGGCGGTGGTTTAGGGATCTATGGCGATTTCTTATTCTCGGACGTTAATCGCTTCGATCGAGGCTTGGCGGAAACGATTGCTGGCCCGGTTGTTGGCTTTGCGGGGGATCTTAAAAATTTAACGATCGGTAATATAAGTGAAGCTGTTCGGGGTGAAGATACAAAGGCTGCAAGTGAAATGATTAACTTTGCTGCACGTTATGCACCTGGTGCATCGTTGTGGTATATGCGCCTGGGCCTCGAGCGCATGGTATTTGACCAGGCAAAATTATGGGCAGATCCAAAGGCAAACAGCAAGATGCGACGCAATGTGCGCAAGTATCAAAGGGAATACGGTCAGGATTACTGGTGGAGCCCAGGACAAACGCAACCATCAAGGAGCCCAGACTTTGACAATCTGTTTGGGAATTAAGGCAGTAAAGTTTGAAATTAATTAGTAACTATGGTAACGAAAGCTAAGCCAGATAGGAGATAGATATGGCATCCTTTGTTAAAATAAACGACTTCGTTGCAAATGCAGTGGAAAATATGGATTTGGAAAGTGATCAACTTATAATTGCTTTGTCTAATACAGCGCCGGGTTCTGAAAGTTCTAACCCAACTGCTGATGGCAATGGTATTCTAGGCAATGTAACTCAGGTTAGTTACAGCAACTTGTCTTCAAGGAATTTAACAACAAGTTCATCTGGACAATCAGGTGGTGTTTACAAACTTGTTCTTGCTGATCTTACGCTTACTGCATCAGGCGGTAGTGTTGCTGCCTTCCGGTACATTTACATTTATAATGACACTGTAACATCGCCAGCAGATCCGCTTGTTGGATACTATGACTATGGCTCAAGCTTGACGCTAAACGATGGTGATACGTTTACTATCGACTTTAGCCCATCAAACGGTGTTGTTCAGCTAACCTAAAAGGAATAGTTATGCCTATTCTTAAAAATAGGGCAAAGATGTCCACCAGTACCACGGGTACTGGCACGATTACGCTGGGATCTGCGAAGGATGGTTATCAAAGTTTCGCAGATGCTGGCGTAGCAAATGGCAATGTTGTTCGTTATGTAATTGAAGATGGTAATAATTTTGAGATAGGCACCGGCACCTATAGCGATAGCTCTGGCACTACGCTGTCACGCACTGTAAGCGAAAGCAGTAATTCAAATAACGCTATTAATCTTAGCGGCTCTGCTATTGTATTTATTGGAGCAACGGCAGAAGATATTCAATCTATTGATCCAATCGACAC